GAGCCGCCAGACGACCCTAAGGCGTACGAGTTTGTGGATGGTCGCGTCGTGCTCGAGCGACTGATCCGGCTCGGCGCTACCCTGGGCAGAACCGCGGGCGAGGTTTGCGAGGAGTTTTACGACCGGGCCAGCCGGGGGCACTTTCACGTGCAGGATGACGCGGGGAATATCGTCTCGTCGTCAGTACTCGGATACATGGGCGAGTACGGCTTTAATGGCGACGGCAGCTTCATCGTCCACCCGGTGAAACAGAAGGTGCCGGTTCGGCCGGTGTCCTGGCGCGAGATCAATCAGCTCTTTCCAGAGCCGGCCTCTGTCGACCTTCGAATTCTGGACGGAGTGGGTCCGATCCTGCGCGACTATCTCGTGTATACCTATCCCGCGCGCAGCCGCGGGTCTTGGCCGACGGAGTCGGAGGACTACGCCTGGGGAAAGGCGCGCGGCCTTGGCCGGACGGAAATGCGGGAACTCCGGCGCTTCACGCGCCCTCCTGAGCTAAAGCGAAAAAAGAAGTCGCCGAAGTGACCACGCATTTTGGCGGGGTCGTAAGTACTTGCCTGTTTTATAAGGCTTAAAACCCCGCCGAAAAACACAGAAACCCCGCCGCTGGTTTTGCTTGGCCGGCAATTGCGTGGTGCTATTTAGACGGTTGCCCCGAATTCTGGAGCAACCAAAATGTCCATTCAATCGACCGCGTTGAGCAAGAGCGAGCGCAAGCTCGGACGCGACGCCCGCAGCACCACGCTGCTGCCCGACTATTCCCCGGAGTTGTTCAAGGTCCAGTCGATCGCCGAGTGGGCGCTGGAGAAGGGCTTCGCGCTCGCGACTGCGAAGCGCCTGATCTCGCGCGGCGAAGGGCCCGTGCTGACCAAGCTGTCGGCGCGCCGGTGGGGAATCCAACGTCGCCATGATCTGGAATGGATGCGCGCTCGCGAGGTCGCAGCGCCGTCGGCTGCTCAAGATCTCCAGGAACCCGCCGAATAACGAGACGACCGGCCCCGGCATCTACGGCCGGCCGGGGCGGAAGCGTTGCGGCAGTTGCTGCTGCCGCTACGCCAAGGCCGTCCACCAAGGAGAATTCCGATGCTCGACACCACTACTACCAACGGCACGCCGTCCGCAATCCCCAAGGTCATCCACGGGCAATCCGCCATCCGCCGTAAATGGACCGCGACGGACAAAGCCTTCTTTGTGGCGGAGGTCTGCGCCGGGCGTGTGATCTTCCAGCCCGCCCGGTCGCAACTCTGTCGGCTCATCAATGTCTCCGTGCCAATGGCCGCCGCGGCCGAGCGGCTGAGCCCCCTGGAACGCGCGGCCGTCCGATCCGGTATCGTCGCGCTCTCTAAGCACCTCCCCTCACGACGTGCGATCCGATCGATCGATACGGCGATCAAGCGAGGCACCGACGCCGAGCTCGAGGCGCTGCTTGTGCCTTACGCCGAGCGCATCCTGCGCGTGCTCGATCGGATCACCGCGCCGCACTCCGTCGCGGCCGAGTGAAGGGAGGCTGACCATGATCACCGGCGGGACCGCGCTCAAGCCGTCCGCGACCGAGCGCTACGACTGCGGCCAAGTCTCGCCGGCGATACGCGAAATCATCGGAAAGGAGAAGCAACCATGAAACCTTTGTTCAACCAGAAGCGTGTCGACGAGACCGCCGCCTTCCTCGCGACCGAGCTGCGGACATTGCTCGATCGCAAGAACATCGACAGCCATATGTCCCTCCGCATGCGGGAGTGTTCCGCCTATCACCAGGGCCAGACGATCGGCGAGAGCCTGCTCGCCACGCTGCGCGCCCTCAACATGATCCAGCTCGAAGTGCTCGCCGATCTCGGCTCGCTGCAAACCGAGCCCGGCGATTGGTTCGACGACGAGGCTGCCTAAAGGCCGAAAGAAAACGGGCGGCTCCAGAGAGAGAGACCGCCCGCACAACTCGAGCCGTGTTCGTTATCCGTCGATTGTCCACCGCGGGAGAACGTAAGCCATGATTCCAGTCTTTCGCACCACCGCAAAGCTGCCGCCGATCATCGTCGTGCACGGCCTGCCCGGCATCGGCAAGACGACCTTTGCGCAGAATTTCCCTGATCCGGTGTTCGTGCAGACCGAGGACGGGTGCCCGGTCGGGCTCGAGATCGCAACCTTCGGCCTCCGCGAAACCTTTGCCGCCGTGGTCGAGGCGCTACGCCATCTCGGCACGCAGCCGCACGACTACAAAACAATCGTTCTCGACAGCCTCGACAAGCTCGAGCCGCAGATCCTGACCGCGGTATGTGGCGATCGCGGCTACGCCAGCATTGAAAGCCCCGGTTACGGCAAAGGCTGGGTCGAGGCCGATAAGTGGTGGCTCGACATCTTGCACGGTTGCGAATGGCTGCGCCGTACTCGGGGAATGACAATCGTGCTGATCGCGCACAGCGAGATCGGGGCCGTCAATGATCCGCGTGTCGCCAGCTACACGTCTTACCAGCTTCGACTGCACAAGCGCGCGCGGGCATTGGTTGAGGATACTGCCGATTTGATTGGCTTCCTCGCCACCGACGTCATCATCAAAAGCGAACAAGGCGGGTTCGGCAAGACACGCGCGCGCGCCGATGGCGGATCCACACGCTGGTTACATGTCGAGGGCCGGCCGGCATTCGTTGCCAAAAATCGTTACGCGATGCCCGAGCGGATCGCGATCCCGCAGCACTTCGATTTCATGTCCACGCTTGGAAAGTTCTTCCCGCGGCCGCAGGCGGGCGTGACCACTACTGCGGCACTCGAACCAATGGAGACGATGACATGAGTGAGTTTAATGAACTACCAGAGACCTTTGACCCATCTGCGCATGAAGGTACACGCGATCTCGAATGCATCCCGATCGGCTGGTCTCAGATGCAAATAATCGAGGCCGAGCTCCGCCATGCTCGTAATGGCAATGGCTGCTACCTGTTCGTGGTCTTCGAAATCCTGGACGGTGAGTATCGTGGCCGCAAGGTCTATGATCAGATCACGGTACGGAATGATAGCCAGCAGGCGGTCGAGATCGGGCAGCGGATGTTGACCGACGTCTACACCGCGGTCGGTCACACCACGCCGACACGCGACATTCGTGTCTTGCTGTTCAAGCCGGTGATGGCTCGCGTCGGCATCAAGCGCGACAAGGACGGTGTGTACCCGGATCGCAACTGCATCACCTCCGTACGGACGCCCGATTACCAGCCGAAGCGAGGACGCGGCGCCACCTCACCTAATAAGGCATCAGCGGCGCCAGGATCTCAGGCGGCTCCGTCTAAGTCGGCAGCATCGGCGGCGCCGTCTGGTGATGCACCGTGGCGGTGATCGTTCATTGATGGTCGCCGTCGGATGACGGCGACCATTCCTTCGAGTTTTGTGTCATGCAGCTCCGGTCCTATCAGCAAGACGCCCTGCACGCGCTGTCCACTTTCTGGCACGGCGGCGGCGGCAACCCGCTGTTGGCAATGGCGACCGGCACCGGCAAGTCGGTCGTGATTGCATTCCTGCTCAAGCAGCTGTTGTCCGACTATCCTAAAATGCGGGTGCTGATCACGGCACCTAATCGCGAGCTAATAGATCAGGACATCAAAGAGCTTCGAAAGGTATGTCCTGACGCAACAATAGGTATCAACTGCGAAGGGCTCGGATCTCGGGACACCGAAGCGCAAATCCTGTTCGTCAGTATCAATTCGATCTACCGCAATCCGAAAGCGATCGGCCCGCGTGACCTGGTTGTCATCGACGAGTGTCACTTCATCCCGCATCACGACCAGGGAATGTATCGTATCACTCTGGAGGCGCTGCGTAAGCTCGTGCCTGATCTGCGCGTCGCGGGCTTGACGGCGACACCGTATCGCCTCGACAGCGGGCACCTTTGCGAAGGCGAGGGGCACATCTTTAATCGCGTGATCTTCGAGTACGGCATCGGCCAAGGCATTCACGACGGTGTGCTGGCGCCACTGTCGTCGAAGGCGACCACGACGATCATTGATGTATCCGGGGTTGGCAAGCGTGGCGGCGAGTTCATTGCCGATCAGCTCGAAGCGGCGGCGATCCGTGACGACGTGGTGGATCTCGCCTGCGACGAGATCGCCACCTATCTCGGCCGTCGGCGCGCCTGGCTGGTCTACTGTGTCGGCGTTACACATGCCGAGCTGGTGCGTGACGCACTGCGCGCCCGCGGTGTCGACTGCGAGATGGTGCTGGGCGAGACGCCGAGCGACGAGCGCGACCGCATCATCGAAGACTTCCGCGTCGGGCGCCTGACCTGCATCGTGTCGGTGATGGTGTTGAGCTATGGCTTCAATGTTCCGCATGTCGACTTGATCGCGATGCTGCGCCCAACCTGCAGCACGGGCTTGTACGTGCAGCAGGTTGGCCGCGGTACCCGTAAAGCAACCGACAAGTCCGACTGCCTGGTTCTCGACTTCGCCGGCAATGTGCGGCGCTTCGGCCCGGTCGACGACGTCCGTATCAAGATCAAGAGCAACGGCAAAGACGGCGAGGCTCCGACCAAAGTCTGTCCGTCATGCCAGGAAATCGTCATGCTGGGCGTCCGCGAATGCCTGCACTGCGGCTACGTCTTTCCGCAGCAGAAAGCGACGCATGACGCGCGCGCCGACAGTGTCGAGATCCTCAGCAGCCGGCGCACGCCGTCGGATTGGTTGGAGGTCGATGACGTCGAGTATCACAAGCACATCAAGGAAACACCGTCAATAAAGGCGTCCTATCAATGCGGCGCCGATACCTTTAGCGAATGGATTTGCTTTGAGCACCAAGGTTATGCCCGAGCTAAAGCGGAGCAATGGTGGCGTGCTCTCGTGGATCTCGATGTCCCGCGCACCGTCGATCAAGCCCTGGATCGACAAGACGAGATACCGTGGCCTACGCACATTCGTGTCGCGCCCGACGGCAAGTATTGGAAGATCATTGGCCGTCGAATCGACGGCGTCGATTACGACGTCAACCTGCGACGCGACTGGCGCTCGGAACCCAAACCCGTGATCGACGACAAGGTGCCGTACTGATGCATCGCGGTCTTGTTCGATACATGGGCAAGGCGCCCACCGTATGCGCGACCTGCCGGCGCCGGGCAGCCGGCTTCGGCTATTCGCCGCGCCCACACGCGATCGGCAACGTCGTTTGGCTTTGCAGCTCGAACCGCTGTCATCAGGCGGCAAAGAGGATCTACGCCATGTCAGCGGAGCAATTCGACGAATACGAGCTGGGCGCCATCCTCGAGGCCGGGCGCGATGCCGGACGCTATCTCGACGAGATCGGCAAGACCGATCTCAAGGTGCTCGATCGCGACCAATGGCGCGAGTTCCTGTTCCGGCTGCTGACCGGATACGAGCAGGCACTGCGCCGCAAGCTGCTCGACAACGAGCCGCCGTTCTGAGGGTGCCATGGGCGCATTCGAAACCCACGCCGAAACCCTGATCGAGCGCGGCTACGCCGCGATCCCGATCATGCCCGGCAGCAAGATCCCGG